TAATTTCTCTTGAATCTCAGGATCATTGGGATCAACCCCCATCTCAATCATATTAGTAATGAGCTTTTGCTCAGCTTGAGAAAGAAGAACCTGCTCTACAGCTTGTCTTTTTTGTTCCATGAGTTCATTATATGTGAACTCATCTACAGCTTTAAAGGTAACTTTTGTATTGCGCTTTGCAAACTCAGATACCATTACATTAATAACATTTGGAATAATTGGGTAGAACTTAAGTTCTAATGCGCTGAAATCTTCTTGGGTTAATGTTTCAAGAAGATCTCTATTCTCATTATCCTCAGAAACAAGGTAATCTGTTTTATCTATAATACCTTTAGCTAGCTTATAGTTCTTCATAAGTCTTCTAGCATTTCTTCTGATTTGCTTAAGACCTTGCCATTCTAGCCAATCTAAATTCCAAGCAGTCCAATCTTCATCTTTTTCTTTTCTTGGTAGAAATTGTATAGGTTGAGTGATTGAGCCCATGCGGTTATATTCCGCCTTAGCTCCACTCTTTAACTGCATTGCATTTAAAACCTTCATGTTATCTCATGTTTTTAAATGGAGATTTAGGAAAGCTCATACCAGGAACTTTCCTCATCTTTCCCATGTGCCTAAAAGGGCTTGTATTTAATTTATATAAATTATCAGACTTTTGCAAGTTATTAGTGTTTACCTGGTCTACTCTTTTCTTGTATCCTCTATTAGCCTGCTGAACTTTAGCAAAGGCAATAAGCGCTGCTAAAGATACTAATCTATCCACGTTTACATCATCATCATATGCTTCCATTTCTGTAAAAGCCATAGGATCTGGTATTCTTTCTACCCCATAAGTAGTCTTTACTATGGTACCATCATCCTTAGTTTCATGAGTTAGTTCTTCTTTTAAGAACTCAATCAGGTAGCTAAGCATGTGACTTTTGAAGAGAGTACCTGTGTTTTTCCACCCATACTCCTGGAACACGTTAGTATTACTACCCAGATCCTTAAGGAATAGAATTTGATTTTTAGGTACTAAATACTTCTGTTTCTTCCTTTGTATCATGTAGTTAATAAAGTGGGATATGTTATTTTCCACAATGGTCCATGCATTATACCACTCTATTATAAGTTCTAGTCTTTCATGGGTTTTGTTAATATCATCAAATCTACCACACCATGCAGCTACTATTCTATCATTTTCTATATGATTAGTAGTCTCATGTTTATCTACTCTGGTTACCTCTACTGGGTTTTTATAGACATAGATAGAACAGAGTGATTCTGAAGTAGTTGTTTTACCCTCACCAACGGGGTCAATAGATGCATAATAGGTACCCCATTCTGAGTTAGCTTGTGGTCTTTCCCATACTACTAATACTCCTGTTTTATCTTCAGTGTTCTTAGTTATAGGGAATTCTGAGATAGGTAGCTTGTTTGTAAGCTTAGGTTCTATTTTACCAGCAGCATCCCTCTCCAGATTTATAAACTCATAAGGATATTCTTTTTCATCAATCCTTCTTTTTTGAGCTGCAACTAGACTCATAGGGAATTTAGATACTTTTCTAAAGGCAAATGCTTCAGCTATATTCTTAGGATGCTGGGATATTCTAAGCTGATATTGCTCAGGTGTAAGATCTTTTTTCCACTTAAGTCTTTGATTATCAATAGCTTCTACTGATTCTTTTACTAGAGAATTACCATACTGATCTATAAATGGAGGCATAGACCATTGCTCAGGTATAAATAAACCTGTCTTACCTATAGTACCTTTGTCATCTAATAGATCAGATTCTACTGAGTAAATACTATTAGACTCTGGGTAGAGTATCATTTGCTTTAGAGGTTGACACTGATCTAAGTCACCCACAGATCCTGCAGCAACAAATAAACCTGTAGTAAGCATACCTGATTGCATAGCAGGAAACAAGAATTCCACTGTTACATCCATCTTAGGTGCAATACCAGCTTCCTCATGAAAGAAGAAAGTACATGGTCCACCTACACCAGATGTAGGATCTTTCTCAAAAGTAACTCCTTGAAGTACACCTTTTAGACCAGTCATACTTTTTCTACCACCTATAACTTGCTCAATCTGCTGTTGCCACAAAAGAACCTTATTAGGATTCATAGGTCTATACCAAGCAGTGTGCAAATCCAGGAAAGACTTGTACTCATTTAGAAATTTCCAAGATCCTTTTTCATTGATATAATCTTTAAGGCTTGCACCCATCTTTACAATAGGTGTTTCTTCAAACCATATAAGATTTATCATCTTAGCACAGTGGAAATAAGAAGATGCTATTTGTCGCTTTTTGAGGATAGCTGCATGTTGATAGTTGAGTTCTGCAAGGAGCTCGTATAATGCCATGTGGTATTGTGCATCCCTGACACTTGGAAAGTCAAACTTTCTTTTTTCTTTGTCATTGATTGGTAAGAAATTGAGCCACATGTAGTATTCTCTGGGAAGGTACCATGTGAGTTTACCATCTGTAAAGATTGCTCCATATCTGCATTTTTCTTTTTCTGCATCCCAATATTTTCTATAATCCTTGCTACCCATAGGTCCAGAGAAATAGTAACCCTGATTCCTAAATTTTTGAGCTTCTTCATTAAAGTATAGAGAAACTTCATTAAAATCATATTTTCCAGGTTCTTTAAATACAGAAAGTACAAAGTCTTTGTACTCATCACGAGTAGCAAATTCAGTGTATTCCCAAACACCTTTATTCCAAGTAGGTATTTTAATGTAACTACTCATTGATTAATTTTTTGATCTTAGCTAACTTACCTTCCCCTTTATTGATTATGTCTACAAGGGTAGAATGTTTACTAGATTGAATCAAAGTTTTACAATTTAATCCATTAAAGTAAGGTACCAGATCTTGTCTTTCAAAAGCTGACCAAATTTTTGAATAGGGGTTATAGTGAAATAACCAGTCATTAAAGAATTCTTTTTCCATGATTTTACATTTGATCATATGCAAGACCTGCTCCACCTCGCACATGTGATTGTTGTTCTTCTTTTAAATCTTTATATGCTCCTTTAAAGGAAGCTCTTATACCATCAAAGTTCTTAGCTGCAGCTACTAAAGAGTTGATGTTTCCATCTCTACCATGTGTAATAGGTGTATTTTCCATATAGACAGCTAATCTATCTAACATAGATTTAAGACCTTTATATGCTCTAGATGTAGGGGTTTCATACATCTTCTCACATTTTTTAAGAGCTATCTGTACAAGATCCTCATCAGTAGAGAAGTCTGCTTCAATATCTTCTAGAATAACTTCTTCTTTCTCTACCTCACTCATATGAAAGTAAGGATTCATATCTGGATTAGGACATGTCATGTAGAAGAGATACTTGTAGATCTTTATGTAGTTATCAGGAAATTCATCCATGATATCTTTTAAAAACTTCAAAGCATAGCAGTGCTCTGTAGGTTTAACCTCCCCATTCTCTATGTCGAATAATCTTGTTGTCATCTTTAATCTCTTTAATTATTTTTTTACCTGACTCACATTTAGGTGAAGCTTTCTTTTTTACTTTCTTATTCCAAAAACTTTTTTGTTGGTATTGATCATTACTCATTTTTTAATTGTGTCTTTATTGTCTTTTAACCAGTTAATCATTGCAATTACCTCAGATTTAAGATAAGGTAGCTCATAAGGTACAACTTCTTTTACAATAGGGTTGCCATCATTATCTCTTTTAGCTACTGGATTACCATACTTATCTTTGCTTTCTTCTTCAAAAATAATATGGTGAAGAGTAAGTTTACCAGGTTTAAACTGAGGATTATGCTTTAGTATAATATACATATAAGTACTCAGTTGTAAAGCATAGTGGTAGAAATTGCAATCATCTAAGTGTGAACAAGGGCCACTCATTTTTTGAGATAGCCCTTCCCAGTTCTTGTAAGATTCTGTCTTAATTTCTTTGTTGGTTTTGTAATCAATGATATTGACAGTATTCTTTACTATTTCTACAAGATCTGATTGTCCACATAAACCTGCTGATTTAAGATATACCAAGTGTTCTGGATATATCCCTTCAGTAAGTTTTTGATCTGGTGCATGCTTTACACCATCTTGAATAATTGGTTTTATAATAGGAATTGCAATACCTTGTCTCTCAATAGTATCTATACCAGTAATATCTGTTTCTCTCTGGTTATGATACCATGTACCCAAATCAGTTGCTCTCTTAGCCTCAGCATTCCATATTTCCTGAATCTCTTCAGGTGGAATACCATACCATTTTGATCTCTTATTTTTAGATGATTTCTCTGCTATTTTTTTAGCATCAAACTTATCTTTAAACAAGCTTACAAAGCTGGTTACGCTAATCCAATTTATTTGTTCATTTGGATCTTTGCTGGTGTAGGAGTGGGTCTCTGATTTGAATATGAGTGTCATTTGAGTTGGTATTAGATTCCTAATTCTAAGTTGAGCTTATCTTCATCATCCTCATCCATATATGCTTCCCATTTAGGTCCTTTAGGATGAGGACACTCTGATGAAAGAGATCTGGTTTTAAATTCTAAACTACATCCACATTCTCCACAACAAGGCTTAGTACCAGATACCAAACACTTATCACCTTTAAGATCAATAAGATCGCACTTATCACAGATAGCTTGTCTTTCTGCAGCTATAAGTTCAACATGTTCTTTTTTAAAGATGCTATTCTTAATCCCCTCCAGAATCAGGGCTTTGTCTTTCCAGATTTTTTTGATATTCATCTTTTTTGGTTTTTGAGCTTTCTTTTTTAATGTATTGAATATCTAACATCAACTGCATGTTTACTAGTCTCTCAAGTCTGCTCTCTATTACTTTCATTCTCTGAAAGCCACCAAACTTCTTAGGGTTTACATACTTTTTTAGATTGACATGTTCTTCTGTAAACTCCTTAAGCTTGATAGGTCTTATTGACATTTCTCCTAATCCATGCAGTGTTATAGTTGGAAATTCTAATCCTGTTAAAGCTTTTCTTATTCTACTCCAGTAGAATGAGGTTATGTCTTTTACAAGATCAGAAGTGACATCCAACTCTTTAGCTGTGATATCTACTATTGCTTTAGACTTTTTCGGGTTCAACGTACACTATTTTATAATCAAGAACTATGTTACCTGTTGTCTGAACTTTTAGAGAATCTGAAAGGAATATCTTCTTTCTATTCTTACCCTCCTTAGTTATAAGTCCCATTTTTTCAAGTTTAGTCAAACAGTTTCTTACTGTTTGTGGATTCTTGAATATGTGAGACTTATAAACTAAAGCAGGTTCTTTATCTCTTTGGTCTTCTGCACAAGAAGCATTGCAAAACTCTGCAAGCTCAGCTTCCTTGTTTATTCCTAGAAGAGTCAAACAGTTTAATTCAGAATCAGACAAAGCCAAACCTTGAATATAGCAGTGTGAAACAAGCTGGAACTTTATAATATTCCAGTTGTCCATTGTTACCCGCTTTGTTACAAGATTTACTTTAGCCATGATTATGCTTGTGTTTTAAGCTTTCTTTCTTTTTTAAATTCAGCAAGTTCTTCTTGAGATTGCTTTGCTTCAGGATCAGCTTGTGGTCCAGCCATGATTTGTGCAATACGCATAGAAGCTACAAGTCTTCTAAGTCTAGCTTCTTCTAGATCAGCAGCAAGTCCTTCTGCTTCAAGCTGTAACTTAAGCATAGGAATCTGATCATTGTAGTACTCAGTCATGTTAGCTTTAAGAGCTGCAATCTGTTCAGGACTAAGTTCCTGTTCTTGATTTTCAATTGTTTCTTTTGACATGTTTATTGGTTTTTAGGTTAAACATTTAGCAAATATAATATGAAATGTTTAAATATCAAATAGTTATAAATAAAGAAACCTAGTCTTACGGGACTAGGTCTCTGATGGAGTAACTGGGAAGGGAAGTTACTCAGATTCTTTTTCTTCTTCTGTATTTAAGGTAAGCTCATATACTCCGCTGTCTATCAAGTAGTTATAATATTTAAACCACTCCATAATCACCTTTTTAAATCTGTTATAGCTTAAAGCTACTTTAAAGTTAGTGTCATCTGATAGTCTTATTACAGTAATAGATTTGCTCTCACCGTTATTAAGTCTAAGAGTGCTTTCCCAGAAATACATAATCTCAATCTGATCATAATCCAAAAATAAAGTAGATTTCTCCACTAAAGCTGCAGATTCATCCTCTATATAAACATCAAGTTCCAAGAAGGGCCAAGTCTCAGGTTTCTTTATTTCTGGATTCATGATTCTAAATTTATAGGATTCTGCCATTGTGTATTTCCTTATTATGAACGCTTATATTACCCTGAGAGTT